TCATTCTCTGCTATGATAGAGAGTTTTGTTTTTGCTAATAAGATGTCATATATGGATTCCATTGTACATCTCTGTGAAAAGAATGCTCTTGAACTGGAAGACATTAAGAAGTACCTGTCTCCCACTATAGTTGAACACCTAGAGAGTGAAGCACGTCAGTTGAATTTTCTACCAAAACAGAATCAACTAGACGTATAAGTAGTACTGCCCTAGAGGCAATCTCATACATTGTTTATACATTGTTTATATTTAAGTTAATATTATTAAGGAAGTTTTATGTCTTTTGCAAATCTAAAATCCAAGTCTTCGGACATCTCTAAACTTGTCAGTGCCGCATCCGCAGCAACCGGACAAGCAAGTAACACAAACAAATATCAAGACGATCGCAAGTGGAAGCCTACTGTTGATGAACAGGGCAACGGCTATGCAGTTATTCGATTCTTACCTGCTACCGAAGGTCAAGATCTTCCGTGGGTACGCTACTGGGATCACGCCTTTAAAGGTGTTACCGGACAGTGGTACATCGAACGTTCATTGACCACCCTAGGTCAGAACGATCCATTAGGTGAGTTGAACTCTCGTCTATGGAACTCAGGTATCGAAGAAGACAAGGAAACTGCACGTAAGCAGAAGCGTCGTCTACACTACGTTACTAACATCCAAGTTATTAACGACCCTGCAAACCCTGCCAACAATGGTAAGGTAATGATTTACGAGTTCGGTAAGAAAATCTTCGATAAGATTATGGATCAGATGCAACCAGAATTTCCTGGCGAGACTCCGGTCAATCCTTTCGACTTCTGGACAGGTGCGGATTTCGAACTGAAGATTCGTAAGGTTGCTGGTTACAGAAACTATGATAAGTCAGACTTCAAGTCACCTTCTCCGTTCTTGGCATCCGATGAGACTCAGTTGGAATCAGTGTATAACTCACTGTATGACTTGAACGAGTTCATCATACCCAACTACCCGAACGCGTTTGACGCAAACTGGTTTAAGTCTTATGATGATCTAAAGAGCAAGTTGGAGACAGTACTAGGTCTTGCGACTGGTGCCGGTGCAACTTTGAAGAACGAAGCACTATCACAGACTGCTGAAACTGCTCCGATTCGATCAGCAATTGAACCAACTGTTGTCGCTGCTGCTCCTGCCGCGGTTGCTGCTGTTGCAGAGGAAGATGACACACTATCTTACTTCGCGCAGATGGCTGCTGAAGACTAGGTAGTAGATTAGGTAATTAAGAAGGGGACTCGAAAGAGTCCCTTTTTTTATGCTGTTCTTGTGGCGAAGTAAGGATCCATTCCATCAAAGGCAGATATAGGGCCTCCTAAGACAGTCGTACCACCGCCACCAGATGATGAGGTGTTTGTACTGTTATCCATGATAACGACAGGTGCGGCAGAACTAATCGCAGATTGTTCGGTGACCAACTTACCAACGTTTCCTGCTGAAGTAGATTTCTGTTGTTGCCCCGAAGAGTTAGATGATATCTGAGTTCCTGCGGATGCGATGTTATTCATCATCTGCACATCTTCGCTAGAGAAAGAGTTTATGCCCGGTGAGAAGTCAAGTTTTTTCTGACCATCAAACCAACCGTCACCAACAACATAAGGGTTCTCTCCGGTACCTTGACCTTTCATTGCAGCCAGCATAGGTATTGCATATGACATTGTCTTACCGAAATCCCCTATGGAATCATTAACTGCATCATAGTCTGTATCGATAAGTCTATCTAGAGAATCTGCAAGACCATCGATGACAGTAGATATATCTCCAAGTCCTGTAAGGTTGTCTGCGTTCAATGTGGATAAAGGTTGTAGTCCATTATATAACTTGGTGAACATGTCCTCATCGTCTCCACCAAATATATTCCCTATGAAGTCAAAAACCGCACCAATCGCTTTACCACCGAAAAGAGCGACCATACCTACACCTAATGCTGCCATTCCTTTACCGACATCAATAAGGTTATCACCATTCAGTTCACTGAGAGGTGCAAGACCAATCGCAAGGTTTCCTAACATTGTACCTATACCACTACCATCGACACCGGCCGCAGCTGCAATATCAAATGCACCAAAGAATCCTGCTAGTCCTAGACCCAGTAGAGGAAGACCGACAGCAGCTGCACTACCGAATGCACTACCGAATGCAATAAGACCACCTAGTGCTACTAGTGATGTACCACTAAATGCATTGAGTCCTTCACCTAGACTTACCATCATGTTCTTGAGTGCAGAACCATCTGTATTCAGTAAGGACATCCCTTTGTCGCCTAATGCTAGACCACCAAAGAATGCACCGATACCAGCACCAAAGAGTCCCATATTAAGGGCACCTTTCATACTACCAAACTTTGCACCTACTGCTGCCAATACGCCCATCGCAAGAAGACCCTCGGTAGGTGTCTCTGCGAATGCTTCACCAAGAGTGATCATGTTCTTCTTAGTGGCAGACATATCCGTGCCAATCATCGCTTGTGCTTTATCACCAAGAGCAAGACCAGTAAAGAATGCACCAATACCAAAACCCAATGCGCCCAGAGTTGCGACCGCACCAAGTCCTTTCATAGCGAAACCTAGACCAGCACCAACACCTGCTCCGATACCTTTACCGGCAGTCTCTCCGAAACTCTTCTTGCTAGTGGTACCACCCTTGGTATTCTTTTGGATACCAGATAGCACCTCGAACATTCTTTTATCAGCAAGCTTGCTGTCACGTTTTTCTTCTAGGTCGTCGCCACTTCCATTGTTAATCTGAAACGATTGTGCAACTTTCAATACACTAGTATTAATGGTGTCTAGTTTTGTGTTAGATGCATCCACCTTAGATATTGCATTATCCAGATACCCATAGATGTCCAGAGCAATCTCCATTACGAGGTCGTTCTGTTCTCCAAGTTTCTCTGATACTCGTTTAAGACTCATTGGTTATCCTTTCTGTTTAGCTCTCTGATTCTTCTCGTTGATATCGTCAACTAACATCGTTAAGTAAATCTCTCTCTCCCAAGGTATCATTCCTTCTACTTCATCCAACGAGTAATTGAAATTATTCAGTAGTTGGAAGTTGACTTGGTAGTAATTGGCTAGGGTGTCATGAGAGAGATTTATCAAAAAAAATCGTCAAGTCCTTTCAGTGTTTTCTTATTAGTATGGTCGCATGATTCACATACGAATTCTAAGTCTTGGGTCAATGCCGGTATCGAAGCAGCAAAGGCAGAAACCTTTCCGAACTGTTCGGAAGTCATAGACTCCAAGAATTCTACAATTTCTTCTTGTGGTTCATCTTTAATAGAGAACCTTTCTTCTTCGGTCAACACCGAATCCAAACAAGTGACGATGAGTTGAAGTAATGCCTCGGTCGTACTCTTGCTGTCCAGAAGAGTTTGGTTAGATAAGAATTCCTCGTAGGTCGGGAACTTCATCTTAACAGTAATCTCTTCGGTGATTGGTATCAACATCTCCGGTAAATCTCCGATGACCTCTACCTTATCAAGCTCGACAGTGACCTCGTTATTTACCTCACACTCTTCACAAGGTACAAGTATGTTAGCGGTCTCGCCAACAGACTTAGCACGTATCTTGGTGAACATGTAATCCACATCGAAGGTTGTTAGTGACCCACCGATAGGTTCTTCCACACATGCCTCGATTGTACGTATAACTGCTCTGACTAGGTCTTGTCGGTTCTGCGCTTCAAATGCTATGAGAAGGTTCTTCTGTTCCTTTACAAGGAACGGTCGATAGACCACACTCTGACCCGTCGAGGGGATTTTCATTTCATATGTTGGTGCTGAATTCAGTTTTGGTAAAGCCATGATATATCCTATATTATATAATTAAATTAATCCACCTAAGTTAAAGTTGAAATTACCATCAACTAAACTTCGTTTATCTTCTATCACTTTCCAGTTGGTGTACGAGAATTGCATTGTACACTCGACCAGTTGTCCGTCGTTACTCAGTTGTATTGAACTGAGCGATGTAGGGAATGCTTCTAGTAGTTCTATACTGTATATAGATGCGCCCCCGATATCAAAATTAAAGTCCAAAGGCCCGAGGTCGAAACCAAATCGGGCGATAGGTTTACGCAACTGTCGTATAGTAATAGATTTCGAATAGTTGTTCTTGTATCCTACTTCACCCATCTTGAGACTGTTCGCAAATGCTTCTTGTTTCTCTTTAACCGCAGCTTTCTCTTCCGGAGATGCGTCTTCTCCCGTTGCTTCGGGTTTTGATTTATAGTGCATTCCCACTATGGTGTTTGCCCACGCATCAAAGTACTTCTTAACGCCGTAGTCATTCAACACATAGAATGTTATTGAAACGTCTTCTACTCCAAACCCATTCGCGATCTTCTCATTGAATATACCGACGTTTCTATCCAGACTCATTATCTGTCTGCCGGGTAAATTAACGTCCTTACATATAACGTTCAGTTCACGAGAACTTAAATCTCCTATAGACGGAAGTGAAACAGCAAACTGATTTGCCATCGCAATACCATTCTTAGAGGTAAGTTTGCCTTTTAGTTCTTCTATACCGGACATCTATTAACCACCTATCATTTTCTTGGAGTCAAAGTAGACTTTCTTAGAGTTCGCCTTCTTGAAACTTGCGGTCGGTAGGAATGTAGCGATCTCCCACTCAGGTGCAGGCACCAATGCGAACTTACTTTGTACATGTTCATTCAAGTAATGTTTGAAACACGGTTGGAAGTACT